GATCTATGTATGTATATACCTGGCGCGTTTATGCCAGGAGACAGGTGATCTAGAAGCGGCTGCCCGTTATTTGGATGAAGCCAGTAACGCGCTGGCGCAGGGAGGACCGAGCTGGGCGAGGTTGGATTTGGTTGCACAGCAGGTTAACCTGCTGGTGTCCCAGGGCAACGCGGCTGAAGCCGAAACCAGGTTAAGAGCAACCGGTATCCCCGCTGACGCTTTCTACCCTGTGCGGTTTGGCAGCGATGGTGAGATACAAGCAGCCGTGTTTGTAGATCAACGCAAGGTTGGGAGAAATATTTACACGAAGCTTGAATCACATGACATGAAGGGCAGCAGCTACACAATCACAAACAAGGCGTTTATGAGCGATAATTCTAATCAGCTTGGGCGGCCGGCGGAGCTAAGCGTGATTGACGAATGGGCGGAGCTTGAGCCTGTGGCAAGCATTCAGGGCGCTGACAAGCTGCTGTTTGCATACTTCAAGGCGCCAGGCGGCGACCCCAGCGATCTCGGCTCGCCTTTGGGCGTGAGCTGTTACGCTCGGGCAGTGGAGCTTATTCGGGACGCGGACAAGCTGCATTCCGGCTTTTTATGGGAATTTGAAAGCGGTGAACGAGCGCTTTATGCGGATGTGGTTGCCTTCAAGAAGGACGATTTTGGAAACCTGATATTGCCAAAGAAACGGCTGTACAGGGCGCTTGCAAGCACACACAATATAGGCGAGGGTGAACTGTTCAAGGAATGGACGCCGACTCTCCGAGAGCAGAACTTCCTGAACGCTTTGAACGCGCAGTACCGCAAGATAGAGCTGGCAACTGGGATGGCATACGGCACGTTGAGCGACCCTGAAAGCGTGGCGCGCACGGCGACTGAAATAACGATGGCAAGACAGCGAACCTATTCGACCGTGAGGGATATTCAGCGCAACCTGAAGGCGGCGCTTGAACGGCTGATTGAAGCCATCGACTTTTACGGCACGGCCTACGCACTGGCGCCGAAAGGGGCGTATCAGACGGCATTTGAGTTTGATGATTCGGTGCTGGTGGACAAGGAAGCGCAGATGCAGACCGACCGGCAGGCGGTGAGCATGGGACTGATGCCTAAGACGGTATTTCTGATGCGCAACTATGGGCTGGACGAAGCGACGGCGAATGACTGGCTGGCAAAGCAGAGAGCCGAAAGCCCGCAGGAATTGTTTTCAGCTTAATCTGAAATGATCTCTTTTGACCGCCTTGACGCGCTTTTATTGCCCCTTGAGGAACGCCTTGAGGGGTTTATTCAAAGTGTGATAGCGGACATGAGCAAGGCACTGGCTGAAGTTCTGAAAGCACAATCCGGTTTGTTTGCATTTGCCAGGCAGAGGGAAGCGCAAAAGCTGATAGACGCGATTGCGGCTAAACTGGCAAGGTTGACGCCCTACACTGAAGCGGAGCTAAAGCGAATATTCAGACAGGCTGGGATTTATTCCCTGAACGCCAATACCGAATCTATCCGGCGCGCTGGGCTTGCAGTGCCAGAGATTGCGGAAAGCAAGGCACTGACAGGCGCGGCAAATGCCGTCTTTGCCAGAACCAACGCGGTGTTGCAGAACCTGACGCGCACAGTCGCATACCAGAGCCAGATGCAGTTTGTGAATGCAGCGGACGACGCGTTTTTGCAGGTAACAACCGGAACGCTCAGCATTGATCAGGCGGTCAGGCAAGGCGTTTTGAAGCTGGCTGCACAAGGCGTGAATGTGCTGAACACGCTTTCTGGCAGGACTGAACAGGTTGATACGGCGATCATGCGGAACGTGAGGACGGCAGTCAACCAGGCAACGGGCGACATGACACTTGCGCTGGCGGCTGAGATGGGCACGGACTATGTGGAGGTGAGCGCGCATAATGGCGCACGCAATAAGGGCGTTGGGCCAATGAACCACGCTTCGTGGCAGGGCAAGGTGTATTCGATCAGCGGGCGCGACAAACGATTTAAACCGTTTATCGAAACAACGGGTTATGGCACGCCGACAGGACTGCTGGGGATCAACTGCCGGCATTCAGTTTTTCTTGCGTGGCCTGAGCACGAAAAGCCGGAGTACACGCAAAAAGAACTTGACCGGATCAACAACACGACTGTTACCTACAATGGCCAGAAGATGGACTTGTACAGCGCGACGCAGGAACAGCGCAGGCTTGAGCGCGGGATCAGGGAGTGGAAGCGCAAGGCGGTAGGGTTTGAAGCTGCTGGGTTGGGTGAAGAGCACGCTATGGCTGGACTTAAAGTGCGTGACTGGCAGGAAAAGCTAAGAGACTTTACGAAACAGACAGGGTTAGAGCGAAGGCGTGAATGGGAGCAGGCAGGAGGCTATAAAGACCATGTTACGGCCTTGACGCCGAAAGGTGGTGGGTCTGGAGGAATGCCGCCAGAGCCGCCAAAACCTCCTGTTCCACCAAGTAACCCTGGCAGTGGCAAGATAAATCCAGAAGATATTGACTTTACTTCTGAAAAAGATCAATATGTTGCTGACTTTGGAGACCAGCGGATATTATATCCTTTGACTGAACCAGGACGTGAATACGGAATAGACCTCCCCGTTATTTACAACAAATATGCTGCTAATCATTTGTTATCAGACACCACACACGCTGGAAGATTAGGATGGATAAAAGACAACGCAAATGACTTCGTTAAAGCAATCCACGATCCAGAGTTTATTGAACGTATAATGCGACTGCGCAACGACGGGTATTATTCAGTTACGAATATAGCTAAAGTTGCTATTTCTGGAGGTAAGCAGTGGGAGTATGTTTCAGTCGCAATATCTCTCTCAAAAAGCACTGATGGTTACCATCAGATTACTACTATTCATCCTATAAAATACCGAGATTTATTTAGAGCATCTGGTAAGTTAAAGGGAAAATATCTCAGGGTAAAATAATAAAAGACTGAACTCAGTCTTTTATTGCTCCGTAGCCGGTGCGCCACATCCGGGTCGGTCTAAGCCAGTGAGGGGCGTCTCCTCACCTCAGAGCATCTACAGTATACCGCATTTTTTGATGTGTTGCAAGTGCAATTTTCAGCATTGCCTAAGTTGTCACGAATTACAAAAAAAGACAGGTTAATGACAGACCTGACAGGTTGAGAGAAAAGTTGTGTATAGAAAACAATAGAAAACAATTATATCTTGCGTAGCGATTCATAATCTGCTATACTATGAGCTAACAACTGAATAGTGGGAATTTCAGGGTTTACCGCCTGAATATGAGCCTGATAGCGCTATTGCTATCGGGCTTTTTTGCGTTAAATCCCAAAACCACACAAAACATATTGCTAACTGCGAGCGTAAAAAGGCAGCACCTAAGCGAAGCAACCGCGTAAGAAGCGTAGAGGTGGAGACGAAAGGACAGAAAAAACATGAAACGCGAAGAACTGGAAAAGCTCGGACTGGAAAAAGAAGCCATTGATCAGATCATGGCGCTTTACGGGCGTGATATCGAGGCGCATAAAACCAAGATAAGCGCAGCTGAATCCGAACGAGACGGGCTTAAAACCCAACTGGAAGAGGCTTCGAAGGCAATCGAAGGCTTTAAAGGCATGGACATTGAAGGCATTAAAAAGAGCGCTGACGAGTGGAAAGCCAAAGCCGAACAGGCGCAAAAGGATGCCGAAGCGCAGGTTTACAAGGTGCGCTATGAGGCAGCCTTATCGGACGCGCTGAAGGACGCAAAGGCTAAGAACGTGAAGGCCGTGCGCGCGCTTCTGAACGAAGCAGACCTGAAGCTGACCGATGACGGCCTGATTGGCCTGAAAGAACAGCTTGAGAAGGTGAAGCCGGAGAATGACTATCTGTTCGAATCTGATACCCCAACACCAAAAGTGGTGGCGGGAGCAAACAACAAACCAACTATCGCAGATGACGCTATTCTTGCGGCGGTGCGTCGCGGGGCAGGGTTATCTGAGCCAAAGGAGAAATAAAAAATGGCAAATTCAATAACTTTAGCGCAGAGTTATCAGGCCGCTTTGGACGCGACCTATAGAGAGGTTGCGCTTACTGGACGTTTTGAAACCCCGAGCAGGGATATCAACTTTACTGGGGCAGCTACCGCAAAGGTGCGGAAGATGTCTGCGGTCGGACTGGGAAATTACAGCCGGTCAACCGGTTTTCCTGTTGGTGACCTGACGGTTGCATGGGAAACCATCACCTTGAGTTATGAG